ACTCTGGGATACGCGCCGTTAGATCGGTGCGATCCAGCCAGTTCGCCGTCGCCGTCTGCAATTCCGCGTAGGTAGTGATCGCCACCTAAAGTCTCCCCGGCCTCGTTCTGAACACCCGATTATCCTTGTCGTTCAGCCACTTACGGATCACCCGTTGGTCTTTGAAGTTGTTCGATATCTTCGCAAGCTGATGATAGATCACCATCGGGATCGACGCGACCTTGTGAACGTCACCCTTCCACGGCGCACGTTCGTCCACGGGATTGAAGGCGCCCTTCGTACCCTCAATCACCGCTGTAACGTCTTGCTGGGTTTCTAGCCCGATATCGCCCGTGATCTCATCGAAATGAAACCACTGCGTGATACCCGTAGCTGGATCGTAGTCCAGCACTCGTCTCATCGACATGATAGCGCCTACTAGGGGGCAGGGGCCGAAGCCCCCACCCCACCAGCAGAACTACGCCGAAGTGATGCCAGCAACGACTCCATGAGCGGCTTCGTTGTTGACTTGAAGCCCCCACTCTATGAGCGCCATCCGCTTATCGGCGTCACCCGTCTTTGCAAGCTCTTCCATGCTGTAAGGCCGCAGAGAAGCGATTTTCACCTCGTCTGGGTCGATCAGGAACGCCCAGTTGTTCATCAGCGATCCGGCACCAGCATCAACCACCGAAGTGAAGAACCGATTCGGCACAACGGACAGATTCCCGAAGTCGCTGACATAAATGTCTGCGGCCCCGATGATCACTGACGGCTCGGCGCCGTCCACGTTGTACCGGCTAGACGCGATACCACTGAAGCCGCTCACGACGGTCTTGTTGAACGGCCCGACCATGAGCATCGACGGCTCGCCACCACTCTCGTAGCATTCCTGCATCGTGGTCTTGAGCATCGCCTCCGTAAACGCTGTCGGCGTCCCGAAAGACTTCCAGACCTGTGCCGCACCCGTCGGGGTTGAACCCGAGTAACTCGGCACGGTCACGTTCGTGGAAGTTTCGTTCGTCTTCAGCCAGCACGGGAACCCAGCAGTGACGCGGGCTGTCGCGGTCGCACCGACAACCGCACCCACGCCATTCAGCAACGCTGCTACTTCGACGTTGCGCTTGAGTTCCTTCGCAGCTTTCGCCGCCTGATAGCCGATCTCTGACGCACGACCAGCCTTGTCCACGCGCTGCTCGGTGCCCGAGATGATGAAGTCCACCATGTTGATCTGGCAGTAATTGCCAAGGCGAACGGTTGGAGTGACTGCCGTGAATGACGACAGATCCTGACCTTCGACTACAGGCGTTGCGCTGGCCGTAGCGAGGCTGTCCGTCTGCCACTCAAAGTAGGTGTTGTCTGCGTCCCTACTACCGATGTTGCTCTGGAAAGGCGTCGTAGTCGGGCTGATATCAGAGATCAAATCACTGAGATCCTCCCGAATGCCTTTCGCATCGTAGGTCAGGAATGAATTTGCAACGACTGCCATGATTCTCTCCGGTTATTCCGTAAGGATCTCCGCGAACAGTGCCGCAGCGTCATCGACCTTGCCGGTCGCTTTCAGCTTGGCTCTCGCCGCTTTCGCCTTACGGGAGCGCACCCGGTGGGATGTCTCCTTATTCCCCCCTTTGACGCTGCCGATTTTGGATTTGGCCGCTGTGATCTTGTCGCCGTTCGTGAGTTCGTTATAGCGCATCGCGTCGCGTAACACGACCAATGCTCTATGATCGTAAACCGTATTGAGTTCGTGATCGCTGAACCCAATCGCCCTACCGAACTCGACCAGCTTGCGCTGCTCCTCGGCTGCTAGGTCACCATCAGCCCACTCGGGGATTTTCTCCAGCACCAGATTCTGCTCGACCTCCAGATGCGCTTGCAGTTTCTTGTCGTTTTCACCGGCAAGAAGGTGTTGCATACGCGTCTGTTCGGCTTGCACCGCCTGTATCTCACCGGCTCGCTGTCGCTCCAGTTCCTTGAGCTTTAGCCACTGAACGGGATTCTCTCGTTCTAGAGCATCCCAATCCAGATTCGCCGGTTTGTTGGCAGCTTGCATCTGTCCGTGGAGTTGGCTTAGTACCCCTTGGTATTGCTGGTACGTCTGCCGTAGAGCCTGTTGCTCGGCACCGAAACCATCTCGTTGCTCCGCAAGCTGCTGGCTCTTCTTTGTGTATGTAGCGTAGCGATGGTAACCAGCGATGAGTTCGTCCAGCGGCACATCTTCGGGCTTACCGTCAACGGTGACGGTAAACGTCTGAGATTCGCTGTCGAGTTGTTCGTCGCTCGGCTCCTCGTCCTGCTCATCCACCACCGAGTCATCGGCTAACTCGGCATCCTGTTGCTCTGCATCCGAAGAATCCGTCGAAGTCTGCTCTTCCTCAGAAGAATCTTCTTCGGGTTGCTCTTCGGCCCCGGTGAGCATCTGGGCAAACGTGTCCTCAATTTCCCCCATAGAGCGTGGGCCAGCTTCTTTTGCACCGGCTTCGCTCATAACTTCCTTCCTTTTTTGGCTTTCATGCGACTTTTGTCTACCGTCCAATCAGCTACCAATGTTCGCAACCCACGCAGTATTTCGTCAAGCCCACGATTCGCCGCACTCAAGGCTTCACGCTCCTCGACAGCACCCGGTTCGGTAAGCGTCCACTGGGTAACAATACCCTCTCTCGCGGTATCGACAACCTCAATAAACACCAGATCGTCAAGGATTTCCTTGGCGCGGCGTCCTTTCTGTTCATTGGTCAGGTCCATCACAGACCTTCCTTGAGGCTGGCTTTCAGCACCTCAATATCGACATCGTTCTCAAATTTCGATTCTGCTTGGAATTCCCTGATCGCCAGATCACCAGCGATTCTGGCGCTCTCGCGTTCGTCCAACTGCTGCTGTTTCATCGCATCAAGCTCAATCTTCTGCTGGTCGATAGCGGTACGCGCTTCGATGTCAGCCATCTGCGCCTGTGCGAGCAACTCTTCCGGCGTCGGCTTAGGCGGCTCGGGAGGAGGTGCCTCGTAGTCGAGCGGGATCGGCTTGAAAAATTGGTTTGAGTCGGGATAACCGCTGATCTCCAACATCTTCGACAGCGTACTCCTGATCTGGCCCAGCCCGACCAGCGGGTTATTCGGCCCGAGTTTCTCTAACGCTTCCTGCTGGCGTACCGCAGTCTGATTCAGAACGGCCAGCCGTTCGTCGGTCGTGCCCACACCCAACCCGACACTCACACTGCAATCCATAGTCGAGTCCCAGACACGCGGATCGATGGGCACCCACTCGTCACGCAATCGAACGATGCGCTCTTTATCCTGATGCGTGATAACGAGCTTGAGTACGCCCTTGAACATTCGCTTGAAGCTGTCGGCAAACAATCGCGCCATCATCTCCAGATGCTGTTCGGCGCCTTTGATCGTAGCGGCCACGGCTACCTTGGTGGTCGATTGCAGCACATCGGGGTCCAAGCCCTGCGATGCGGCTGTCTGGCCCGTTCGCGCTTCTTTCATGCTGTCGAGATATTGGATCATCGGGAACGCATCTTTGCCCAAGAACGGCACATCCAACTGTTGCACCATACCGGGCTGGCGCATTCTGATGATGCTCCCGACTTCGGGATTCAAGACATCGTCTATGTTGACCATGCCCTCGACCACACCCGTTCTCGGGTACAACGCGAACGAGAGGCTGTCGAGCATCCCACGCAACACAGCAGATTTCACGCGCTGAATGTCTTTCGTCAGATCCGCGATATCGCTACCGAAGAAAACGTGCGGTTCGGGATCGCAAGCGAACATAGCGAACGGAATCGAATCCACCGGCTCGTTGTTCACGATTTCGTAGTTGTTGCCGACCGTGCAAACGCGCCTGAGTTCAGCTATGCCATCGCCGTCGTAGTCGATGTAGCACCACGCTTCGGTATACAGAACGCGCTTACGCTCATACGCCGATACCGGGCCGGGCATCTCGGTGTTGGAGTAACGCGCCGAGTATTCGTCGCTGTCCACGAACGCGAACTCGTCGGACAGATGCTCGTCCAGCATATCGCGGTCGTAACCGAGCGCGACGAGATCTGATACAGTAGACATCGTGCGATGTCCGACAACCATAGCATCGTCTAGCGTGGTGGCCGCTGCGTCCACGAAGAATTCTTCGGGCGGCATCGTTTCGATCTTGACTTGGTTGCGCTTACGGGACCGCTTGATCTCGACATCGTAGACTTGCGGGGCTGGCTGACCCTGTGCTTCCATCTGCTGCATCTGTTCCGGCGGGACACCGGGCGCCGGGCGCCCTTCGACGCTCACGGCTTCGACGCCTTCTTCTTGCAGGATCAGCCCCAGCGCACCCTCGTCCAAGCCCTCAAAGTTATGGGTATGAACTTCAATGCTGTCATCCCACCACCATTTGACGAAGCCGCCCTTATTCATCAGCGCGTCCTTGAACACGCTGTAGAAGATCGCTATCGCGTCGTTGTCCTGCCTGACGATGTAATTCAGATAGTCGGTCGCCTGTTCGGCCATCGCCATATCGGTCGCGGTGCGTGGCACGAACTCGACCACCTTCTCCGATCCGAAGAACACGCGCATCATCGACGGCAACACAGCCTGTACGGAATCGCGCACATCGCGGCTGACGACTTGGGAACGGCCATCGACCTCGTTACCGAACGGGTCGCCACGGTAGTATTTGGTGGATTCTGCCCGGATGGGCGAGATATCGTCGTCGATGTACTGGATCGCGTCCGAGATGTAGGCACCGACTACGGCTTGTAGCTCGGCCTCGCTCATCCCTACGCCAGCTTCGGTTTCAGCTTCGTCTATGTAAGCCAATATCTCAGCATCCCAAAAAGTTCACACAAATACGATGGCTCAAGGGCACCATTCGGATCTCGGGCAAAGACCGAATCGTTGTAGCTGTGGTCGTTTAAGATAGCCCATAGGACCACCTCCCATCGGGCCAGCCCCCTAAACCACTCCCACCAAGTTCCGCTTAATCTTACCCATGTGCCTACCCATGCGTCCACCCATCGCGGTCCCGGCCTCGGACGCGAACGTCAAAACGAATGCATCAGCCGAATCGGGTGACGCGACACCCCTGCGCTTCAGATCGGCCTTCGCTTCGATCTTCACTCTGCCGGTAGATGTATAGTTGTAGCGCACCGTAGTCAATTCAGTTTTCAGCAACTCATCCTTGGGCAACCGCACATCACGGCCCTCCAGCCAGCTTTTCGCTTTGTACCAGAGTTCAGCGCGAAGGTTTAGGTAATGCTCACCCATCGCCGGACTTTCGCTGACATTGATCGCGTAAGCGGGCAACTCAAGCTCACGCAGCCTGTCGGCTACACCGGCACCCAACCCGATAGCGTCCACAAAGATCTCGGTCGGTTTCTCCAGTGTCGAATCGTATTCTGCTTTGATCGCGCCGGTCAATTGCATCGTGTCGAGGCTGCGCCACAGCCGTATCGGCTCCGTAACGGCGTTTCCTTTTCGCTTACAGAGCGCGGATGCGTCGGCACCGAACCGTGCGACATCGACGCCCCACACTGTCGGCCCGAATTTCGTCGGCTCGATATCGCGACTGATCGCGTCGGCCACCAATTCTTGCGGGATAACCGTGTCGTCGTCACCTCGCGGGAATTCTCCAAGAACACGAACGCGGTAGGTGTTCGATTCCTCACCGTAGCGCAGCCGACATTCTTCGATGTAATCTTGCGACACGCGCCCCGTATTCTCGCACGATATATGGAACGTCTTCCAATGGTCAGCGAGCTTATGGAAAGTATCGTAGAAATAGCCGGTGCTTCTGATCGGGTTACCCGCCAACACCATCGAAGCGTGATGCGCCGACATCGAACCGCCAGCCGATTCGTAAACGGCTTCGGGTACACCGCTCGCTTCATCGCAGATAAGAAGAACGTGATCGGCGTGGACGCCTTGCAATGCATCCGGCTGTTCGGCCCGACTCGTTTTCGCGGTTATGAAGTTGCGTTCGGGGTCAGCGATCAATTCTATGCGGTCGGATTTGACGTTGAACAGATCACGGAAACCGGCTGGCGATTGTTTCAGCCATGATTTCGCTTCGGGCAGCAGTGCATCATGCAACTGCGCTGACGTAGGAGCGGTGATAACCACTTTCGCATGGTAATGCGTACCGATCCACCACAGCGCGAGCCACGACAGACAACTCGTTTTGCCCACACCGTGTCCTGACCTGATGCTGATGCCGCGATTCTGGGCCGCGACCGCAGCCATCACCTCGGATTGCCACGGGTCGGGCGTAGCGCCGAGCATCCCTTCCACGAACAGGGTAGGATCTGCCCGCATCTGTTCGATGGACGCTTCGTAATTCACTACTCAGCTTTTCCGCTTCTTGGGTGTGGTGTGCCTGACGTTGGCCTTCAGTGCCCTAAAATGTTTGCGGGCTAGTTCGGCGCTACGATGAGTCTTGAGTTCCACCCAGCCCTTGGCGCGACTCACCTCGACCGTATTGCCCCTAACCCTGTACGGCATCGCAATCATGGGCGCCAACGAGGAGAACCGCGATGCAAATGCCCATAGTGCTGCCCACAAATACCCCCACGGCGAAAGCCACGATGATCGACATCAGCGTCCAGCAGCGCGCTTCGCCATCTTCAAAGCGCCGCGACCCATCCTTTTTAACGGGCGACCTATCGCTCCAAGGATTCGTTTACGCTGTTCGTCGGTAGCCGGGGGAATGACATAATTGTGGCCCCCGCCCCATCCCCTTTCCGTCCGCGAATATCCCGACTTCCGGGGGAATCCTGTGCCATCCACATCGACATCACCGAACTTCTCCTGACCGGCGGCAGTGGGGCGTTCGGTCATGCCAAGGAGTTTCTTTAGGTGAGCAGCGTGTTTCTTCCCCGTGAGTCTGCCCTTCTTGCCGTTTTCTTGCGCCATAAGTATCTCCCGTTATCGGAACCTACGCCGCTCCAACCGATCCATCAAATCCACATGGTAGTCAGTAATTCTTGTTCTATTGTATTACTATTGTTCTGGATCTGTTCATAGTCCAGAGTTTTTTCTGGAAAATTTGGCAGAACAAAGCCATTTACTACCTGTTTTGGGGTGTTCTAAGTCCTCGGCCCCAATCCAAGCCTTTTGCGCTGCCACGGCATCAACTTGACGCCCTGATTCTCCAGCCATTCCCCGACAGCATAGGCAGTAAGCTCGGCACCTTCGATTGCCTCACAAGCCCTGTCCATATCCGCCCGAACGGGGTCGCCCACATGGTAAAACTTCATCCGGCCCCGTAACTGCTGCACAACG